AAGTGAGGCTTGCACGGCTCTGTTTGAGCTCAATGGTGCAATTAAGTCCTCCATGGCGAGTAAGATCAACTGTTATGAAGAGGAAATAAAGCGCCTTAATGGTGTGGTAGAAAGTATGTCTGCGGACCTGAGGAATGCCAATTCCCAAGTTGCATCGATATTGGTTAGTCAAGAGTCAACAGTTCCCGTTGGGAAGTCAACTCCGGGGTGGCGTAAGCACACTGTGTTTATGCTTCTTTTAACCTTGTTGTATGCCTTTGCGGCATCTCTCTGGTTTTAACTAAATCCTTGTTAAAAGGAGGAGTTATGCTTTTAAGACCCTTAGGGGAGATGAAGTCTTACGCGAAGTGTTTGCCAATACCAACCAGAATCTCCTATCCCGTAATTGAGGAGTTTTATCGCCTCGCAAAGAATAACGGTGTGGAGTGGGCAGTAAATCGGTACAAGGGAATTTATGCGAATTTAATACGCTACCTTGCAGACGAGCCCGTTGTTTCGGTGTGGGTATCTTGTACCTACCCAGATAGGATACCAAAAGGTCCAATCGGTGCAGTTTTCCGGTTTGGGAAAAATGGGGGTAAGCGGCAGATCTTCGCTGCTATCTCTCTCCTAAGGTTATACACAAGTGCTGTTGCTGAGGAAGTTACATCTGCCCAGTATGAAAAATTTGTTAGGGCCGTAACTGATCCCGATAGCGCATCTGGTGTGCCTACATCTATTACTGAAGGTTGTATAACTGCTGCTAGAGTGTGTATAGGCGAGGGTATCCCTCTGTCTGAGGGTACACCTCTGTATAATATGCCTATTTCATCTGAGAGAAGGGTACCCTCCGTTTTCGGTAAGGGCCTTCCAGAGGACCTTTATTGGTCATCTCAGGTGGTTGACGTTCTAGCTACGCACGTTGGTCTGGATATACAAGATCGCTGGGGTGCTTCATATAGTCGAGTGATGGATGGCGCAGACGTGATGTTAAAGTTTGTGCCTTATACCGATCCATTCTGCGGTACGAAAGTACCACTCGGCCCCCTTAAGGATAAGGATTTACCAAAGGTTCCAGATGTAACGGAAACTGTGGGATCCATCGGTTTTATCCAAGAACCTGGTTTCAAGTTGCGATCTGTCGCTAACCCAAATAGGGTGTACCAGTGGATGTTAAATCCACTATACCGGGGCATACGTTCAGTTTTATCCAAACTGCCCTGGGACTGTACTAACGATCAGACGAAACCAATCCAACGTATTCAAGAAAACCTTCAGAACCGCATTACTACTTACTCAGTAGACCTTTCCTCA